GGGATTACCGGCTTCATTTTCCAGGCTCGCTAGTAGCCTGTCCAACTGCTATCTGAGGGAAACGTACGGCCTCAGTAAACAGACGTTCCGTTACTGGAGTCAGGGCTTCGCTTGGCCGGGCAAGTCGCGTGATTCAGCGTCAGTCGTAGCAGTTGGTTGTGGTGCCTCACAAGGGAGATCCTACCACGTAAAATCCTTAGGCAGCTAACCGAGGGGGAATAAGTAGAGATTGTGAAATCTACCCATAGCACCATTCCGAGCAACAGCGGTAGGTTTGGTGGGTCTTGGGTACACACTTTGCGGACAGAACCTTGGTTCCGAGGGATTCAAAGTCATTGCGCTTAGAGTAGTGACATCTAACCCTCTTCCTGAGCCAGAGACAGGGAGGGACGGTACCAATCACGGGACAATGATTGGGGAAGATTTGGGAGTGGCGTGTTCGAAACTCCACGGGTCCGATACACCGGGTAAGGCAAATTTACACATCATGGCAGGGCAAGAAGACGAAAAGAGCATTATTGTTGCAGTGAAAGGCACTGCAACCGGCAAATTTGTACCAACCGGCGCAGCTAACAGAGAGAGGAAGAAAGCTAATCTGGCGGCGAAGAAGAATTACAAGAAGCAGAAGGCTTCTAAGGAACCGTTGAAGGGTAAAGACGATTACCCTGCCTTGGACGAGGGGAAGGTGTCCGAAGGCAAACTGGAGGTCAAAGATGATCGCGAGATCGTGGTGCATCCGTGGCACCTCTCTGACCAGAAGCACGTAATCCAAGGTGATCATGTCATCTTGGATAGCGGACGCTACAGAATCGCCGACTTCTCAGACAACCTGGAGGGGGAAAGGTTGTTTAGACGCATCACAGGTCCAGGAACAGTGTTGCTGCCAAGAGTGTGGGGAAATTTTCACTACATTCAAGAGGCTTGTGCTCCCCTGGTGGCCGAGGCGTTAGGAAAAGTAGATGTTGACCTGAAATATCTTATTCCTCGAGCCATTGTCAATTTGAAGACCAGAATCCCTGTCTGGCCTGGAGTTGAGAATGAGTTGTTTGAATATCTCACCTCCACCGAGTTTACCAATAAAGTGCAGAGGCACTATACGGAGAGACTCGGAAAGTCCCGTACCATCTTAACTGCCAAGTGCCTCAGGTTCGCAGCAAAGATCAATGCTTCCGCCTTAGATGTCGAAAAGGCGGTGGACTTGCATTTGGGTGGTACCAAGCTCCGACTCATCTTGTGGTGGTTTGTCATGTGGTGTATATTGACAATCGCCGTCGGGGCTACACTCTTCCACTATGGACGCTTGTGGAAGAAGGACGCGCTGGTCTTGTTTCCTATGATCGGCAAGGCACTCTTGTTTGCTAAATGGTTAAGAGTGCCTCCCAAGGTGAGACAAATTTTGAGTGAACTTGAAGCGGAGAAGTTCCAGGTGACTTATGCATCTTTCATCACCATAGCTGCTTCATGTTCCAAAGGAGTTGTCTTGCCAAATCTTCTGAACCAATGGAAATTCGTGTTGAAGCGAGGTCACCAAGAGTTGGCCTGCCAAGTCAAGAAAGCCTATGAGACGTTTGGCACCTATATCAGAGGGGCAAACATGGCTATTCCTAATGCTTGTCATCACGATCAGTACAACGGTCTCCGCATCCGCTTTTTCTTTGAGCGTACCTATGACGGCGCTTTTGTCTGGGAGTTTGTAAACACCATAAAGACATTGCTGTCAAATGGTACTATATCTCTCAAGGGAAAGTGGAAGTGGTATTCAGAAGCAGAATGGTTGGCCCATCTTCCTGGGAGGCGACGACGGTTGCTAGAGGAGGCTCTTCCGGCCGGTAGAAGTGTTGAACCCTTTATTGGAGTCGACATTTTTGTTAAGTTGGAAGCTTATCTCGGGAAGAATTGGGACTGTTTCAAGGCCAGAATTATTCAAGGGAGGGATGTAGTCTATCAAAAGATAGTTGGCCCTTTCTTTTATTCTTTGTCTAAGTGGTTGGCTGATTGCTTTTCGATAGAAAATGGCAATGGCCTTATCTATGACAACGGTCTTGACGCAGTTGAGTTGGGTCGCTTGGCATCATCCATGTTTGCAAATTACAAGTATGTCTACGAGATTGACGTTTCTAATTGGGACGGGTCAATCTCTAGTCCTATGCTTGAATTTGAGAAGTGGTTCCTTCGCAAGATGGTTCCTGTTTACTGGCAACCCCTTCGGGAGGTGTTGCTGTATTGGGGAATTGTCAAAGGATCCGGCAAGCATGGCGTGTCCTACTCCACTAAACACGGACGCAGGTCTGGTGATATGTGGACGTCAAGCTTCAACTCACTGATCAATTTGATGATTCTGGTTTTCATCTTCGGAACCCAGATCTTGGCTGTCGCTAAAGGTGATGATAACTTTTTCGGAACCAATAGTGACCTTTCAGTGTCCGAAATCGTGGCAATTTATGCCCGATTAGGGATGAAAGCCAAAGTCAAGAGAATTTCCCACATTTCTAAGCTGGGCTATTGCTCCGGCACTTTCTACCCGGTCGATGGTGGATGGAAATGGGGGGTGAAACCCTTCCGGATTTTGTCTAAGTTTGGGCTTAATCTAAATAGGGCTCCGGAGAAGTACCATCATCGGCTCATGTATGGCACCGCCATTTCCATGTTGCCCATAGCAGGCCATGTCCCCGTTCTTGGGACAATGCTGAGGGCCATTAGAAATGACGGTCAAGCACGGGGCCTTATTCCGATGATGCCAGAATTTGAAGAGTGGAAGAACACCTCAACTGTTATCCATGATATTACCCCCGAGTGTTACGGGTATTTCTGTGATAATTACCAGTTCTCAGTTGAGGATGTTGATGCTCTGGAAACGATGGTTTCCATTCACGTTGGTGAGCATCGTCCACTTTCGATATCAGACTTCCCCATAGTACTGGAGGACCCACGTTTCTTCAGAGGGTTTGCTGTGGATGTTGATCTTGATGTCGTGCCCAACTGTTCCAATGTAACTGTCGGAGCAATGAAGCCTCGGCCTTCGCTCAGTTCCATGGAATTCTACATCTTAGTAATCTTGTCACCCTTGTGGGAAGAGATTGCACGCGCTCATCTTGGTTGGTATTTTACCTTCTGGATTGGGCTTGTAGAATCCTATTATTATTATGGGAAAGTTGGGTTTCCTTTTCAGAACTTGGTACTCCATTCTGTGTTTCAGGCCTTGCACCTCCTACCGGGGGGAAGGTCTATAGCGTGGTTATATCACACAGTTTGGAATTATGCTTGCTGGAATATGTCTAAATATCAACCAGCAAGACTGGAGGTTGATTACGGATCATTACTAGGCGTTCTAGGAACCTGGTGTGGTGCGCACTCTAGGAGAGGAGCAGGGGTATTTACTCTTATGTCTGATTGTGTGGCTCCTTATAAATATAGGCTAACTGACTTCCTAGATCAGACACACTTTAGATGGTGCCAATGGGTGTGTCGAATCAAACAACGTACCAAGAAACAGAATTCACAACAAAAACCAAAGTCCTCCAAGAAGTCTGGGGGCAAGAAGCAGAAGGGCTCTTTGGGTCGTAGTCTTTTGAAGGCTGGACTCACTGGTCTGGGCGGGATGCTCGGACCAGGAGCAGCTGCTTTGGGCAACCAAATCGGTGATTGGGGTGCCACACTTCTCGGGATGGGTGACTACGAGGTTAAACAAAACACCCTGGTGGGTGGACAGGGGGTCCCAATGATGCATGGCGATGGTAACATGATTCGCATTCGTCATAGGGAGCCACTGGGTGACATAACTGGCTCTATTGGATTTGTGACCAATTCATATGTCATCCAACCTGGTTCATCTGAGACTTTCCCTTGGTTGAGTAGAATGGCTGGACTGTTTCAACAGTACCGCTTTCATGGACTGGCTTTCGAGTTCATTTCTACTTCAGCTGATGCTCTCAACAGTGTCAACACTGCGTTGGGGTCTGTCATTATGGCAACCCAGTACAATGTGTCGTTTCCTGACTTTGCTAACAAAGCGGAAATGGAACAATATCAGTTCAGCACTGTGAGCCGACCCAGTAAGAGTTTCATACACTTTGTTGAGTGTGATCCTCACCTTCAAGTCTTGTCCAATCTGTACACCAGAACTGGAGCTCTTCCAGCAGGACAAGATTATCAGTTTTACGACTGGGGGAAATTCCAAATTGCCACCGTTGGTATGCAGGCGGCTGCAACCATCGGTGAGATGTGGGTAACTTATGACGTAGAGTTTCAGAAGCCACGCATTGCTTCGGGAGGAGCATTTCCTGGTCAGTTCACCCGTATCTCCAATGGACCGTACGATGCAAATAACCCGCTCGGCACGATCCAGCAAACGCCAAGGGGCAACTTGGGCGCTAGTATTACTGCTGGAGCAGCTGGGTTTCAGCGCATCTTTTTGCCTGATTCCATCACAGCTGGGCGTTTCTTGTTGACTGTTAGGTGGTTAGGCACTGTCGCTGCGGCAGTGTCATCTCCTGGTAGGACATATTCCAACCTGACAGTTCAGAACACCAATTTCCAGCTCAGTTCTGCTGGTGAAGTGTTCACTCCAGCTGCTGGAGTGAACTCCACCCGTTTCCAGTGGACAGTGATCTTCACTGTGAATGGATACAATGTCAATGGTTCTTACATAGAACTTGACACGCTGGGCACATTGCCAGCCACGCCAACCAATGTAGATATCATCATTGAGGCGATGCCACTCTCTGACACAGCTTTCTAGTTGTGTCGGGAGTGGGACGGGCTCTACTAGAAAGAGGTGTTGTTAATTCTTCCCCCCCCTTATTGTAGAGAAGTGTGTGGTACACAGTTCAGCCCGGGGATGTGACAGTTCTCGATATAATCTGTCACTTACTCTAAGACGATATCGTGGTCTTTGAGGACAAATCCAGTAGGACACGTAGGACCAAGGTGTTTAAATCCCTGCACCATATGTGACGTCCGTTATAAACTCACCTGGG